AATCTATTTAAATCTCTCCAATCTTGAATCTCAGATTCAATTTCTTCTGGAGTTCCAAATCCTGTAGCATATAGATACTGTCTTGCAATTTCACCTTGATCATATTCATCAGATGGATCAAGTTGTCTCATTTCTTCTACATGAGCTAAGGTTCTAAATAAACCTTTAAGATCTTGTCCACCATCAGCTACATATTTAGCTGCATATTGAAGTTCTTCTGGTAGTGCAGCAAAGAATTCTCTTGGAGTATTTTGTCTTATCTCATTTTCTCTTTCTTGAAAGTTAGCTTCAAATAACTCTCTAAAGTCTTTAGTAGTATATTCCTCTAATGGTTTGTCATCATCAAATCCAATAAGAGTACCTTCCTCAATCATTTTTTGAGCTAACTCAGCAAGACCAGACTTATCAATCTTCGGTCTTCCTTTATTACCAGCATCTTCTTCTTGAGCAATAAGATTATCAAGTTCATTAATTGTTTCTTGAACTTCTACTTTTTTCTCTTGCTCTTGTTGCCTCTCTTCTATAGAAGCAGTAGGGTTGTCAAAGAACGTAGTGTCTACTGTTTCTTTATGAAACATTGACTTTGGTTTATCTTCTTCAGTATTTGGTAGCATAACATTTTCTGCTCCCGGCATTCCAAAGATCTCATCAATATTTACATCTACTTGTTCTACCGTTGTAGAATCTTGCACCTGATCTTCAGGTTTGTTGTTGGTTGTTTCCATCTTGTTGGTTTTTGTTTATATATCAATATACAAAATAAACTTGAAAAATTTAAAAAAATCAGAAAAAAAAATGTAATATATGGCTAAGTCTTATTCTTCTTTCTTAGATTTCATATCAAATTTGTTTTTATTTTCTTGTGCAATTTGTAATTGTTTATCTGCAATCTCTTTCTGAGCTTGTATTTTTTCTCTTTCTAATTGACTTTTTTGATTTTCAATAACCATTCTATTAGACTCTTTCTCTCTTTGTAAACCAGTTTGTTCTCGATACTGTTCTGAATCACGTATATCTTTCATTGCATCTCTATAGTCAGACATTTGATTTTGATCAATATCAGCCATAGATCCATAACCAGCAGCTCTAATTTCTGCAACAAGAATATCTCTTTGTCTATCTTTCTCTTTTTCAGCAGCAGTAGAATCAATCTTCATTTGTTCAATTTCTTGTTGTTTTTGAAGTTGTTGTTCTTGCATTTGTTGTTGCTGTTGCATTTCTTGTTGTTTCTCTTGTTGTTGTTTTTGTTCTGCTCCTTTGAGAACTGTATTAAGAGAAGCAATAGAATCAGACTGAACAATTTTACCAAGGTCATAAATACTAGCACCTGTAGTATTGTTTTGAATAGCCATTTGTTTTAACTGTTCTAGGATGGCTCTATGATTTGCATTTGTACTTACTGCAATATTAAGATCTCTAAGTAAAAGATCTGTTCCGTTTATTTCAAAGTTTACTTTTTCATCTGCAGATGTAACATAAGTTAATCTTGCTGAAGGTTTAGTAGAATGATAGTACTGTGCTAAGTCAGTTCTCATTTGATGAACTCTTGGCATTAAGTAATCACAGTGTTGAATAAAATAAGTTTCTGTTTGAGCATATGATGCTTGCATTGCTTGTTCTACTCCAGTAGCAGTAGTTTGGGATAACTGTTGTCCCATTCTTTGTGGATTAACACCAATTACTTCATATGCTTGTTGTTTAAAGTAATTTGCAAGTTGTATTCTAGACATTAATCTTTCTGTCTGAGATAAATCTAGTTTTTGGAAATGAGAGAAGTTTAATGCATTCTCTGTGTTTGTAATAGAAGTATCTAATGGTAACATCTGGAAATTCTTCATTGCCACATAAGCCTTAGCTAAGTTACCTTTACCCCAATCTTCTCCTAATGAATGTCTAGGTAATGAGTTTTGATCAAGCATGATTACAGTACCAAGTTCATCTACTAGTATATCTGCAATTTGATTATTGACAATGTTATATCCAATCTGGTATGGTTTCATTAAGTCAATAAGTGCAGTAGACTTAGTATTTCTGTCTGAGAAGACAGATCCTTCTACTGGTAATTTACATCCATATAAACTTGAGTCTCCTTTAAACTGAAATTTTAATGGTCCAATATGATTCTTATCAATACCAATATAGATAGGAGAAAATCCTCCTGGATTATTCATACCCCAGAATGAAGGAATATTTGGCCCAATCTTTATACCACCCCAAACTTCATTAATCCAGATCCAATCTATATGTTCTCCAAACAAAAGATTATCCTTAGTTTTATTTTTAAAGAGTCTAGTATCATAAATTGGTTTATCTGTTATTGAGTAATCTTCAGAAATTATTTCATTTGTCACTTCTCCTTCTTCAGTAATTTTAGTCAAGTGACCAACTTTACGTTGAGATTTCCAATAAGCAGTAGTTACTCTAAGTAAGTAAGCTGTTCCTTGATCATAATAATCTTCTCCTTCAGCAAGTATCTGAGTAATAATATCAGAACCATCTAAAATATTACCAGCCATAAATGATGTATACTGTCTGTATGCAAGTGACGGCATATTAGTATTCCACTCATGAGATTTTGTTCCATCATAGAAAGAACCATCATTTTGTAAACCTCCAATGTTATAACCAGCAGATCTAATAGGATATACTGATTCAAGAGCTCTATGTTGTTCTTCTGTAAGTACATGTCCAAACTTGTCAATAACATCTGATACTGTAAACATATCAGTTTTACCAACCCAGTTACCTTGAGATATATATCTAATATCAGGTGACTTATGATAAAAACAAAGTACAGGATTCCATAACTCTACATCATAGTCATCTTCTAACATTCTAAAATGCCAGAATTCTCTATCTGTAATCAACATATCTCTGAATGCTCTTTCTTCAAGTTCATCCATTCCATATCTTTCTACGTCTACTTTATGTTGATGTTCAGCCCATTGTTCTACCATAGAACGGTAATCTTTCTTAAAGAACTGTTCTATTTCAGGTAATGATTTTAAATTGTCAGGTTGTAGTTGTTGTTTTGCTTCTTCAGACTCAGGATCCAATCCTTGTTCTAACATTGCTGCTAACATTTTTGTTGCTGCATCTGCCATTAATGTTTGTTCTACTTGTGCTCTTTTTTGTTCAAGCATCTCATTGTAAGAAAAATCATCAATTGCTCTATAAGTAAGTTTAGTAGATCTTTTTGCAAATTCAGCTACTAGAACATTAATAACATTTGGAATAATTGGATAAAATTTTAATTCTAGTGCAGACTGATCTTCTTTAGTAAGTAATTCAATTACATCTCTATATTCATTATTTTCTTCAATTATATAGTCTGTTCTATCTATAATACCTTTAGCCAGTTTATAATTTTTCATTAGTCTTCTGGCATTTCTCCGGATTTGTTTTAACCCTTGCCACTCTAACCAATCTAAATTCCAAGCTGCCCATTCCTCTGTTTTATCTTTTTTAGGAATAAACTGTAAAGGTTGGGTAATACTACCCATTCTATTTTGTTCAGTTTTAGCACCCTTCTTAGCCTGTAATGCGTTATATATTTGCATAACTATTATTTAATATTTTTAAATGCAGATTTTTTAAACCCACTCATAGTATTATTCATACTTCTATTACCCATATGTCTAAATGGACTCTTATTTAATTTAAACAAATTTTCTGACTTTTGCAAGTTTTTAGCTGTATCATCCATAATTGTTCTTTTAGAATAACCTCTATTTGATTCCTGTATTTTCATAAATGATACAAGAGCAGCAAAGGATACAAGTCTATCCACATTGACTCCATCTGCATATTCTCTCATTTCTTTAATCAGCATAGGGTCAGGAATTCTTTCTATTCCATAGGTTGTTCTTACAACAGTACCATCTGGTTTTAATTCTTGATCTAGTTCCTCTTTACAATATTCTATAGCATAACTAAGAAGATGTGCTTTAAAAAGAGTTCCTGTATTTTTCCATCCATACTCCTGGAATACATTATTATTAGATCCTAAATCTTTTAGAAAAACTATTTGACTCTTAGGTACAAGATATTTTTGCTTTCTTCTCTGAATTATGTACTGAATAAATAGAGATATGTTATTCTCCACAAGAGCCCATGCATTGTACCATTCAATAATAAGTTCTAATTGATGATGTGTTTTATTTATATCATCATATCTACCACACCAAGCTGCCACTATCTTACCCTGTTCTATGTAAGTCTCTGTTTCTGTACCAGTTATTTTAGTTACTTGTATAGGAGATTTCATTACATATATAGAACATAATGATTCTGATGTTGTAGTTTTACCTTCTGATACAGGGTCAATAGAAGCATAATACATACCAAATGTAGGATCAGCTACTGGTCTTTCCCATACAACAAGACATCCTGTTTTATCTTCAGTCTTTTTGTTTATTGGAAATTCCATTATAGGTCTCTTATTACTTTTTGTAACTACTGGTTTTCCTTCTACATCAGTAGATATATCTAGATATTCAAACCCATATTCTTTTTCTTCTATTCTTCTTTCTTGTGCAGCAAGAAGATGTGGAGGAAATACAGATACTGTTCTGTATGCAAATGCCTCTTTAATATTTCTAGGATGCTGAGATATACGAAGCTGGTAGTCTTCTGGAGACAACTCATCTTTCCATTGTTTAAACTGTTGTTCCAATGCCTCTATTGCTTCTTCTACAAGTGAATTACCATAGTCATCTATATATGGAGGCATAGACCATTGTTCAGGAATAAACAAACCTGACAAACCTTCAGTACCTTTTTCATCAATTAGATTAGTTTTTACAGCATATATATCTTTAGATGTAGGATTCATAATCATATCTTTCAATGGATTACATTGAGATAGATCTCCTACTGATCCTGCAGCAATAAACATTCCTGTAGTAATAAGTCCAGATCTCATTGCTGGTCTCATATACTCATATGTCTGATCCATCTTAGGAGCAATCCCTGCCTCCTCATGAAAGAAGTATTTAACCGGACCCCCTACACCATTTGTTGGATCTTTCTCAAATGACATACCTTGTATAGTACCTTTAAGACCAACTTCATTTTTCCTATCTCCTTTTCTAACCTCAATCTTTTGTTGCCACATCATAACTTTGTCTGGTGACATAGGACGGTACCATGCTGTATGTTCATTTAAGAATGCAGCATATTCTTGTAAGAACTTCCAGGATCCTTTTTCATTAATGTAATCTTTAAGACTAGCTCCCATCTTAAGAGTAACCCCGGCCTCAAACCATTGCTGATTTATAAACTTACCCATATGATAGTAAGAAGATGCAATCTGACGTTTCTTTAATATTGCTGCATGTTTATAGTTAAGTTCTGCAAGAAGTTCATAAAGTGCTAAATGATACTGAGCATCCCTAATTTTAGCAAAACCAAAGTTCTGTTCTTCCTTATCAAAGATTGGTAAAAAGTTTAACCACATGTAGTATTCTCTACAAACAAACCAGGTTAAATCACCATCTTTAACTATAATACCTTTACGACATTTAGTCTTTTGGTCATCCCAATAACTTATGTAGTCTTTTGATTTGAAAGGAGCTGTACAGTATACTCCATCTTTTTTAAATTTTGTTGATTCAGATATGAAAACTTTATTGGTAGTTTCGTTGAACTTGTATTCTCCTGGTTCTTTAAATACTCCAAAGATAAAGTTAGTGAAGTCCTCTCTGGAATCAAAACTTGTAGTTGTCCAGTTTCCGTTTTCATAGGTTGGTATATCTTGATAAATTTCACTCATTACATGTCATATGCTAGTCCTTGTCCACCTCTTACTTTACTTTGTTGTTCCTCTTGAAGATCTTTGTAAGCACCTTTGAAAGACTGTCTAATTGCATCATAGTTTTTAGCTGCAGCAATTAGAGAGTTAAAGTTACCATCTCTACCTGTTGTAATCTGACTAGTTTCCATGTATCTTCCTAATCTATCTAACATAGATGCAATACCTTTATATGCTCTAGATGTTGGTGTTTCATACATCCTTTCACAAAATCTGAGTGCTGCAAAGATTGTTTCATCTTCAGTAGAGAAATCTCCGTCAATTTGTTCTAGAATCAATGATTCCTTATCTATGTCTGGTGTAAAGAAAAAAGGATTCATATCTGGATTTGGACAGCACATGTAGAATAGATAAAGATATATTTTGAGATGTTCTTCTGGATATTCATCCATTACATCTTTCAAAGCCTTTAATGTATAACAATGTTCAGTAGGAATTACTACTCCATTTTGTACATCAAATAATTTTGTAAAACTCATTTCTTTTTTATTTTATTTTTGTTATCACTAAGATAATGAATAATTGCTAATACTTCATCTACTAAATAAGGTATTAAAATCGGTGTAACTTCTTTTACAATTGGTTCTCCATTTTCATCTAATTTACTTACAGGATACCCCCAGTTATCTTCCCTCTCTACTTCAAATGTAATATGATGAACAAATATTCTTCCTGGTTTTAATTTAGGATTATGCTTTAGTATAATATACATATAAATACTAAGTTGTAAAGCATAGTGATAAAAATGACAATCATCTAGTGAGTCTACAGGAAACCCCATTTTTTCAGATTTACCTTCCCAATCTACATATGATTGCATATCAATTTTTTTATTAGTCTTGTAGTCAATGATATTTACTTTACCATTGACTACTTCAACTAAATCTGATTGACCACAGATACCGGCTGATCTTAAATAGACCATATGTTCTGGATACACGCCTGGTTCTAGTTTTTGATTAGGTGCTACTTTAATACCTTCTCTAACTTCAGAAGGTTTAAATACAGGTACAGTAACACCTTCTCTTTCTATTGAAGCTAAAGAACATAAGTCATCTTCTCTTTGGTTATGATACCATGTACCAAGAGTTGTAGATCTGTCACCTTCATTAGTCCAAATTTCCTGTATTAATACAGGATCTATTCCGTACCACTTTGAGTTTTTATTTTTAGAAACCTTCTCTGCAATTTTTTTAGCATTAAAAGGTTTTTTAAAATGAGAAACAAGTGTAGTTACACTTATCCAATCAATGTTACTATCGTCAATACTTTTATAACTATGATCATCTGCATTAAATACTATCATAACTTTTCTAATTGATCTTCTTCTTCTACAGTAGCAATGGCATCCCATTTACCAAGAGGACACTCAGATGCAAGAGATCTAGTTTTGAAATTAAGTGAACAACCACATTCAGCACAACAAGGTTGAGTACCTTTTACAGCACACTCTTTACCTTTTGTATCTAAGTGTTCACACTCATCACAGATAGAATATCTTAGTCTTGCTATTTCTTCTACTGTTTCATCACGAATAATTGAATTAGTTATACCTTCAACTATCTGTTTCCGGTTTTGCCAAATTAGTTTTAGAGTATTTTTCATCTTTAAAAGTTTTTCTTTTTAATAATTCTTCTTCAGCTTTTACATGAATATTGTTTAAAAGTTCTAGTTTTTCCTCCACACTTTTTTTATTATGATAAGCACCAAAGGTTGAGGTATCATGATTTTCTAAAACTTTTTGATAATGTGGTATTGCCTTTTTTACTTTTTGTATTTTAATTACAAACTGACCAAGACCATCTACATTCAATCTTAAATCAGTTAAACCACTCATTTTTTTTCTTAATGTTTTGTAGTAAGATTCTATTAAACTTTCTACTAAATCTTCAGAGACATCAAATTCCTTTGTTATTTCTTTGTATAAACTATTTGCTTTCTTCGGTATCATTTCCTAAAAATTTATAATCTAATAAAATGGTACCTTCAATTTGAACTTTTATATTTGGATTCAGCATAATTACTTTTTTATTTGCAGAGTCTTTTACTATAAGTCCATTTTTCTCAGCTTTATTTATACTATTTCTAACAGTTTGAGGTGATTTAAAAATCCATTCTTCCTCTGCAGATGCATCAAGACAAAAGTTACTTAGTTCTACTGGTTGATTAAAACTTAATAAAGTAAGACAATCTAAATCAGACTCACTCATTGTTATACGGTTAATATAACAATGAGTTAAGATCTGAAATTTAACAATATCCCATTTGGGCATTTTAACCCTTTTCTGTACTTGATTGACAAGAGCCATTATCCTTTTCTTAATTTCTTACCTGCAGTTGGTGCTGTTGCTACAGGTTTTGGTGTAGGTGGTGGTTGAGGAAAATCATTATCATTTTCTTCATCTATTTCAGGACCTTGTGTAGCAGCCATCATAGTTGCATATTGTAACTGCATAGTTGCTCTTTTATATCTTGATTCTTCAATCTCAGTTAATAATCTTTCATACTTTGATTGTGCTTCAAGATAAGGAAGAGACTTTTCATAAAATTGTTTCATTTCATCTCTTCTTGCTTCCAATTGTTCTGGTGACAATTGTTCTTCATTGTGTTGGTTTTCCATAATATATTAATTAAAGTTTAGACAAATATACAATAAAAGTTTAAACAGAAATTGTTTAAAA